AAATGAACCATCAGATAAAGCACTATTGAATTGTGCAGTTGTACCTGATATAGTATTTGAACCTAATGCGATAGTTTTATTTGTAAGAGTTTTTGATGTGCCAGAAAATAAAGTATCTAATTGAGAAAGTAATACTCTACCTTCAGTACCACCATCAGATAATAATATCTTATCACCTACTGCTAATGTAGCACTTTCTAAATCTGTTGCGTTGTCAATATTAACAATCGCCTCAACAGCACCAAATTCTATTGCGTTACCAGCACCATTAACTTTTAAAACCTGTCCTGCAGAACCTATAGATAAAGAGGCACCTAAACCACCATGTGTTAAAGGTATAAATTCACCTGATTGATATTCTGCTAAACCTGTTACCGTAGATCCCGAAAAGGTTGCTCGTACTGGCGTTTTAGTTGTCATCTATTATATCTCCGATAACTCAGGCATATGTCCTGGTCTCATTGTTGTTACTGCTGTGCCACTTGCGTTTGTAAAAGGCATATAAAAAGATTGTGTAACAACGTGGTCTAAAAAACCATTTATAGTTGTCATGTCTTTATTATTAGTCATTGAAATATGTGTTAGTGATCCGTCAGTTTTAGTAAATGGTACTCTACCTTTTACGTCATGGTCATATTCATTAACCCATGCAGTACCATTATAAGCAAGAATTTGTCCAGAACCTAAACTTGAAACAGTTACGTTTGTTAAAGATTGTAAAGTAGAAATATCAGAAGCAGCTGCGCCACCGATTTCTTTAATTGTACCACTATCGTTTATGTAAAACTTTTGTGATGAAGTATCAATCGCAACTTCACGTGCCGCCAAATCACTTGTCGTAGGAGCACTTGTACCTGTCTTTAACTTAATAACTGTCGCCATATATCTCTCTTATATAAACGATTAGTAAGTTCCGCCGTCTATGTCGCCGTATGTTACGTTACTACCGTTTGATTGTAAAATTTTTCCATTATTACCAAGTGCTAATTTAGCAAGTGTGTTTGATCCACTTGCATACAAAATATCACCAGTAGTGTAAGAAGATTGTCCTGTACCACCATATACTTCATCAATTACTGTACCTTGCCAAGTACCAGTTGCAATTGTTCCTAAAGTAGTGATTGATGTTTGTCCAGGATATGTTGTTTTAATTCTTAATTCATCTGAAGCAACTTCAATTGTTGTATCATCTACAGCAACGTCTAAAGTGTTACCTGATTTAGTTAGGGCAGCACCAGCAGATATTTGACCAGCACCAGAGAATTGTTCAACTGTTATATTAGTTGTTCCTAATGTTGGAGTACCATCGTGTGTAAATACATAACCATTGTCAGCATTTGCAGTACCAGCCTCAACGAATACGAAAGCACCACCTGTGATTTCAGTCGCCTCATCACCATCTGGTGTTCTTGTTAATACGTATGCGGCAGAGCCTGAACCAACAGTTGTAACTCTATATAAACCATTTTGAGTTGCAGTTGATTGGTCTTTTAATAAGATTCTATCGTTTTGTGAAGGTGTAGCACCATCAATTGTAAATGCACCATTTGATCCTGCAGTAATTGTACCAGCACCGTTATTGTATGTACCAGCAACGTTTGCTGTTGAAGCATACTTAACAGAAGCCTTAACATCTAAACCGTTTGCAACACCATCAACATATGCTTTTGTAGCAGCGTCTTGGTCACTTGATGGATTAGATACGTTTGTTATTCTACTTGAATTAACATCAACAGTACCAGAACCTTTAGGATCAAGTATTAAGTCAATGTTTGTATCACCACCAGCAGAAGCGATTTTAGCACCATCGCCTGTAGCAGAGTTTGTAACTTCTATGTAATTAACAGCGTTTGCAGTTTGTTGGAATAGTATCTGTTCATTACCACTTGCGTCAGCAATATAGCCTTCGTCAGCAAATCTAGGAGTTGTTAATGTAGGACTTGTTAGTGTCTTATTAGTAAATGTTTGAGATCCTGTTAATGTAGCAACTGTACTATCAATCGCAACTGTTAAAGTGTTACCAGAACCAGATGTATCAACACCAGTTCCTCCAGCGATTGTAAGTGTTTCAGAATCTAAATCTATGTTTAATGCACCACCTGAATCACCTTGAAAGTCAAGGTCTTGTGCCGTTACTTGTGAATCAACATATGCTTTAATTGATTGTTGAGTCGCCAAGTGCGTAGCACTATCTGAAGCCATATTGTCTTCATCTTTGATAGCAGTACCAGAAACTCCTGTGTTTAAAACAGCACTTGTTAAAGTTTTGTTTGTAAGTGTTTCTGTATTATCTAATAATGAAACTGTACCAGTAGCGTTCGGTAGAGTAATTGTTCTATCTGCCGTTGGGTCTGTTACTGTTAATGTAGTTTCATTTGCGTCATTTGTTGAACCTTCAAATACAATTGAACTATCAGTAATCGCCAAACCAGAAACGTTTGGTGATGTAATTGTTTTATTAGTTAATGTTTCAGAACCAGCAAGTGTAGCAAATGATCCATCTGACAATGCAGAATTGAATTGTGCTGTTGTACCTGAAATTGTATTTGAACCTAACGCAATCGTTTTGTTCTGTAAAGTTTGACTACCTGTTAAAGTTGCAACAGTTGAGTCAATTGCAAAAGTAACTTCGTTGTCAGCGATTGTAGTATCAATACCAGTGCCACCAGTAAATGTTAGTGTTTCACCTGTATTGAATGTATCGTTTGATCCACTATCAGCGGCAAGTGTAAAGTTTGTTGTAATACCACTAAATGATAGGTTACCAGAACCATCTGTTACTAAAACGTGACCATTAGAACCATCTGTACCAGGTAAAGTTAAAGTTAAACTACTTGCAACACTATTGGGAGCTTTTAATGCTACGAAGTGAGCACCGTTATCGGTACCTTCGTTTAATTTTAATGTACCACCTGTAGAGGAATTATTACCAATGAATAATTCGTCTATGGCTTTGTTTGAATCTACGATTAGACCAGATGAAGCAGTTAATGTACCATGTGCATGGTCCATCAATTGAGTATAGTATTGTCCGCCTATCTGAATTGCTGAATTTGATGTTGATGATGGATCACCTATGAATAGTCGTAATCCGTTACCACCAGCGCCTGTACTGGCTGCCGAGGTATCATAAACGTAGGCAAGTTCCCCTTGCTCTAGACCTGAGGGCGCCGAAGCACCTGTGGTTCGTTTAATCTTTATAATTGTTGCCATTTTTTCTCCCTATTAAAATGTGCCACCGTTTAATATTAAATTTCCACTTTCAGTTTTTATTTCAGTTCTCGTTACAAATTTTTTTGAATTATCATCATATTGAATCATAGCACCATCGTCTAGCGTTGAAGCATTTACGTCACTCAAACCAGTAAGTTTATTTACATTACTTTGAAGTTGAGCAACAGATGGTGATGTTACAGAAACGTTATTAGGTCCTGTAGAGTTACTATTAATCGTAGCTGTGGTATTAGTACCTGTACTATATGTAGCAGTAATATCGTTTGACATTGTTACCTTTATTAATACTGTTTAATTACAATATTTATAATAATAAGGTACTAAATCAATTACAATTATGTATTTTCAACTATTTTTTGTCTGCTTTTGCTTCAGAATTAGTATCAGGTTTCTTAATCTCTATACCTAATTCTTTTGCAATAACATTGTCATAGTGTGCCTGTAGAATTGCGACTTTTTCTAACTCTAAACCTAATTTAACTTTAGTTGCTTGTAAATCTTGTCTTACAATTATACTATTATAAGTTTTAGGGTTTAAGTCACTTTTCTTATAGTCTTTACCGTCTATAGTAAATACTGCTTCTTGTGGCGCACTAGGTGCTGTTGAGTTGATTGCTTCACTACTCATGTTATATTTCTCCTTATTATTATACGTTAGGTCTAACAGTCATTAGACCCTCAATTACTCTTGTTACTGTTCCTGAAGAATCTGTTATATCCATATCAAATACATATCTTGCAGGAGCTTCTAAAGCTGCTGTTTGCGTTGCAGTTAGTGACATAGTGACACCACCTGTCGTTCTATCTGCTGTAAATTCTATTGTTAAGTCTGTACGTGTTCTTGTACTTGCATAACCTAAAGCCATCTTTGCAGTTGCCGTATAACCAGTTAAATCTAACGGACTTCCCGTACTATCTTTAACAGTTACAGTTGAACTGAAAGTTGCTCCTTGATCTATCGTAAAATTTGCTACAGCTGCCATACTACTATTTATACCAATTTTGATAAACGATCTGAAAAATAGTCATCAATATTAGTAGGCATAGTCATTTGTGACTTACCTATATATGACGATTTATACTTCGCTAATGACTTCAATATTAACTTATCATATTGTAGATTGTCTTTATCAACATCCCAAGGCGAACCCATTGCTAGTGTAAATTTTATAGTCTTATCATCATTAACCATAGTGTGAGGCCAATAACCTGACATCATAAAAGGTTGTTGTAATAAATTTTCATTTATATGATAGTTTTCGTCTTGTCCGTTGAAATATAAATTGTCTGTTTGACCTCTTAATACTACTCTAAATTTATGTTCTAAAGCATTATTATTAAAGTTTCTACGACTACAATCTATATGTGTTGGATTCTTTTCACCAGGTAATGTACAGATAACTACAATACGACCTAAATCACCTGCCCATGGTTGTATATTTTTTTCTATGTACTCTCTAATTTCAGGTAACTGATCACTTTCTGGTGACCACTTTGGTGTAGTTTCATTCATTAAAGTATCGCCACCACT